AAGGGTGTCGAAACCCTGGCCCGCCGTTGCAGGCTGGAAGGGTTCACCCTTTCGGGCGGCGAGTCGTTGGAGGATTTCGGGCTGGATACCATGCTCGAGGAGACCCAGTATCTGCGCCGCGCAAAGATGGGCGCGCTGAACTCGTTGGTGCATTCGGTATCGTTTGAGGTTGCCACCACCAGCGACGATCCGGCTGAGCCCGAGGTGCTGATCACTCACGTTTCCGCGCTGAACGGTACGGGTACGTGGAATGGCCGTCTCGGGCGGCTGGATGACTTCCTGTCGGTGACTGAATGGGATCGTGGGGAGCCGAAGGCGTGGGCGCTGTACATGCCCGCCGGTACGTGGGTGTACCAGAACAAAACCCTTGATTTTCAGGAGCATCGCCTTGGCCGTGTGCCTGTTGAGCCGTTGATCTACAAGCCGCGTTTGGATCGCCCGTTCGGGCAGTCGCGCATTACCCGCTCCGTGATCTTCCTGACCCGGTCTGCTGCCCGTGTCATTGTCCGGTCAGAGGCCACCGCCGACCTGTATTCAGCGGGCGGGCTGTTGGCTTTGGGTCTGTCGGCTGAACAGATCGGCGAAGGTTCGTGGCGTCAAGGCGTCGGCAGCGTGATCGGCATTCCCGACGCTGACGTGGGACCGGCGGAAGCTCCGCAGCTAGCCCGTGTGGCGATTGAGAAGATTGAGCAAGCCTCCCAGGAGCCGCACGTCGCGCAGTTGAAGGCGTGGGCGCAACTGTTCTCGGGTGAGATGTCGATCCCGATTTCGTCGTTGGGGATTTCTTCTGAGGCGAATCCGACCAGCGCCGAGTCGTATGCGGCGTCTCGTGAGGATCTGATTGCTGAGGCTGAGGATGCGAATGAGGAGTGGGGTGCTGCCCGCCGCCGTTCTGTCTTGAATGCGTTCGCGTTGCGTGAGGACATTGCCCACACTGACATTCCGGCTGGGCTTCTGGGGTTGCGCCAGAAGGTGCGGGATCCGCGGCACATGTCGCAGGCCGCGTCGGCTGATGCGTTCGTGAAGGTGGCTTCCGTGATTCCGGGGCTGGCTGAGACTGACACTGCGGTGGACATGCTCGGCTTGGATCCTGCATTGGCCGAGCGACTGAAGAATGATCTCCGCCGCAACCGTTCGTCTGCCATGTTGAATGCTTTGGCCGGTGTGGCTGATGGCATCGACGGCTGACCAGTACGTCAAGGCCCAGAACGGTGCCGTGAAGCTCGCTCTGCGTGATCTGCGGACCTATTGGGGCGGGTTGGACCTGTCCAACGGGATCGCAACCCGCAACGCGCTGGAAGGCTTCTGGCCTGAACTGCTGGCCAGGTATGGCGAAGTCACCGCCACACTTGCCGCTGACCGGTTTGAGTCGTTGGTGGGTATGCCCGCCACGATGGTTCGTCCCGTTGATGCTGATCGTGCGAATGCTCGAATGCGTTGGGCGATTGACCCGCTGTTCGGCAACGAGGGTGACGCCGCCGCAAGGATGGCAATGCTCGTGGATGAGCTGGTCAAGCAGCCGGGCCGTTCAACTATGATCCGTTCCGCTTCAGCGAATCGAATCAGATACGCCCGAGTCCCAAGCGGGTCTGATACTTGCACGTTCTGTCTCATGCTCGCCTCACGTGGAGCCGTGTATTCGTCCGCTGCTTCTGCTTCCACTGTGGGGGGCAAGTCTTTGGGTGGTCGCGATTACAAGAAGCTGCGACAGCTTGGGGACACTGACGAGCAGCGGGTGGCGATGATGGCCGGCCGTAAGTTGCGAGTTGCAAACAAGGCGCCGCTCGGTTCCAAGTTCCACAGCGACTGCGATTGCCGCACAGAGCCGGTAGCGTCCGACGGCGACATGGATCGCTTGAAGTCGGATGGCTATGACCCCGATGCGCTGTATGGCCAGTGGCAGAACGCGCGTGACGCCGAGCAGACTGCACGTGACGCGAAAGCGTCCACCCCTTAATTCCACCCTCGCCGAAATGGTGCAGGGAACAACCCGAAAGCGGGAACAATGTCCGAACCAGTCCAGCCGACACCCGGCCCCAATCCCACCCCGATCGAGCCCGCCGCCAAGGTGGAGCCGGTCGCACCTGTCACCCTCCCCGAGGACCACCCGTTGGTCAAGGCCCTGGCCGCCCAAAAGGACGAGATCAAGAGGCTCAAAACCGTTGTGGATGGATCGAAGACTGAGGCCGAGAAGGTGGCCGACAAGCTGGCCGAGTACGAACAGAAGGTGATCGCCGCTGAGGCGCGCACCGCCCGCCGAGAGGTTGCTCTCGAGCATCACCTCACCACTGAGGATGCGGCGCTGCTGGACACCGTGACGGATGGGGCCGCGATGCGTGCCCTGGCTGAGCGGATGGCCCGCAACGCTGACACGGCAAAGCGGGGCACGAACTACGTGCCCGGCGAAGGCAAGACACAAGAAGTCAAGGGCGATGACCGTCGCGCATTCCTGCGCACCCTCACCGGCCGTGACTGAACCCAACCCTTACAGAAAGAGAGCCAATAATGGCCATGCTGAATACCTCTATGTTGGCGCTGCCGGGCACGTCGCTCGGTATCGTCACTGAATCCGCACTCGATGCGGGATTGCTGCCGAAGCTCGTCGCACAGAAGCCCACCCTGTTCGGGAAGGTTTCCGGCGGAATGTTCGCCGGCGTCCCGAAGGCCCAGATCGTTGGGGAGTCCGAGGCGAAGACCGGTCAGGATCCGTTCTCCGTCGTTCCGTGGACCGCCGACCCTGTCAAGGCGCAGATCACCGTCCGCACCTCGTCTGAATTCATGTGGGCCGACGAGGACTACCAGCTCGGTATCCTCGACGACCTCGTTGCTCCTGCCATCGGTGCAGGGATGGGTCGTTTTGTGGACCTGTTCGCGTTCCACGGCATCAATCCCCTCACCGGCCTTGCGTCGGCGAAGGCAACGAAGTGGCTGACGCAGGCCACGAAGGTCATTGAGTCGGCCGGGTCCCCGACCGCAGAATTGAACGCCGCTGTCGGTCTGATCGCCGCGACAGGCACGGCCATGCCCAACGGTATCGCGTTCGATGCCGCCTACAACTACGCCCTCGCCACAGAGGTCTACCCTGTCGGGCATTCCCTCGCCGGGCAGCCGATCTACCCGTCCATGGGTTTCAACGGTGTGGAGAACTGGCGCGGTCTGCGTGCTGGCTCCTCGTCTACCGTTTCCGGTCGCCCGGAACTGGCGGACACGCTGCTCCGTGGCATCGTCGGCGACTACTCGCAGATCCGCTGGGGCTACCAGCGCGACATTCCCCTCAAGGTGATCGAGTACGGCGACCCCGACAACACGGATCGCGACCTTCAGGGATTCAACGAGATCGCGTTCCGTGCAGAGGTTGTCATCTACATGGCAATCGGTGACCTGGACAAGTTCGCGCTCATCAAGGATCTGGTCTGATGGTTCGGCTTCGGTCCCGGTCTTCGGGTGTGGTTGTGGTGGTTGATGATGCCACGGCCGCGCAGTTGGCCGGGTTCGATGTCGTCTTGTCGAAGGACGAGAAGCCTGAGACGAAGCGTCGCGCACCCGCCAAAACCAAGAAGTAGCAGGAAGGGGCAGCCGTGTTGGTTCCCGCCGATTTGGCACCGTTCGCCGAGATTCCCGAGGCCAAGGCTTTGGCGATGATCGCCGACGCGAGGGCGATGGCGTTCAGGGTTGCCCCTTGTTTGGTTGGTTTGAATGTCGCCCTGTCTGAGCATGGTGATGCGGTGAAGGCCATTCTCCGTCGCGCAATCCTGCGCTGGCATGATGTCGGCTCGGGTGCGGTGACTCAGCAGACTGCGGGGTCGTTCAGCCAGTCGGTTGACACAACCCGCTCGTCGTCGAAGTCGTTGTTCTGGCCGTCGGAGGTTGCTGATCTTCAGGCCATCTGCCGCGACATCGACGGGGATACCGGACCCGACCGGGCAGTGTTCACCATCAACACGGGCCGTCGTTCGTCGGCGTACCATTCCCCGATCTGTGACCTCTACTTTGGTGGTCTGGATTGTTCGTGTGGGTCGTCGCTGAACGGGTTCTTGGGGCCGCTGGATTCGTTCGGTGAGGTCATGCTGTGATCCCCGCCCCGTACACGCTGCAGGTCGTTCTCCGTGTGGTCGGAGCCGTGGATGCACTCGGCAACCCTGCCGAGTCGTGGGCCGATCCTGAGCCGTGGCTGGTCCACGCCTACCGCCAGGGCGCATCTCCTGAGTCCGTGTTGCAGGGCCGTGAGCCGTCAGGTGTGGCCATGACGGTCCACGCACCAACCGCGCCTTTCACAGGGCACGACAGGGTCATGATCGGTCCCGAGCTGTTTGCGGTCATCGGTGATCCTACTGACTGGACTAAGGGCCCATGGGACAACCCCGTGGCAGGTTTCGAGGTCCAGCTGAAACGTCAGGAGGGCTGATGGCTTCATTTTTCGGTGGCCGCGATGAGCGGTACAAGCTCAGGGGCGGCGTTGATCTGGTAATCGAGGGTGGTGCGCGTGACGCGCTACTTGAGCAGATCGCGCCTTACTGTCATCAGGTGGCCGACAATATCGCGGTCAACGCGAACGGCGACTCGTCATGGGGAGCCTACGAGTCCTATCACCAACCAACCGGCGCAACAGTGGTTGGTTTGAGTGCCACTGATGGTGAACGGGCGCGCAGGCTACTGACCGCGCTCGGGTTGGCGCGTACATGATGGCGATGCCACAACTGCCCAACGCCGAGGCTGCGTGGGTCACGTATCTGCGTGGCACCGGCTGGAATGCCGCCACCCAAATCCCCAAGCAGGGGCCGATTGCAGCCGGAACCCTTCGGTTGTCCCGCACTGGCGGTGGCCGACCCAACATTGTGCAGGACGAACCGCAACTGTTGTTCGAGGTGTGGGAGGTTTCGGCCGCCGCTGCCTCGGTTCTCTGCCATGACCTGAACACGGCCGTCGTCAACGCTGAGGGTGTGGTGATTGCGCCGGGTTGCCGTGTCGATTACGTCGACGCTTCCGGTCCAGTCGAGTTCCCTGACCCTGACTCCCAGATGATCCGCTACCAATTCACGGCGACGGTACGCCACCGTCTCGTCGCCACAACCTGAAATCAAGGAAGGAATCGCCATGGAAAGGCGTATCGAGTTTGCCTATCCCGCTGAGGTGGGTGGGAAGCAGTACAAGGCCGATGAGGCCGCCGAGGTTGAAGCCGGTAAGGCCGCTGACCTCGTCCAATCTGGGGTTGCACGGTACGCCGTCGCCCCGAAGCCCGGCAAGTCTGCCGGATCCAAGGA